TACACAGATTGTAGAGATAGAATCTGGCAAAGAAAAGATTGTTACTGAGTTAAATGCTATTAATGAACGACTTGGTGTTATTAATCAAGTGTCTACCCAGATCTCAACAAAGAATAGAGAAGTGTCAGACATACTTGTACAAGTGCGTACATGGACCAACTTTAATTCCACTATCTTTTAGCAATACAGCAGCAATATCAAATACTTGCTTATCCTTTGATAAGTCTTCTTTCTCTGCAATCGCTACTCTCAGTTCTTCTTTAAGAGTTTTAATCTCTTCTGTATTAGCATCGATCTGTTTAGTATTCTTCGAGAGATCTTCAATCTCTTTATTAATACCAGTTATAAAGTTAGTCCACGTACGCACTTGTACAAGTATGTCTGACACTTCTCTATTCTTTGCTGTTATCTGAGTAGATACATGATTAATAATACCAAGTCGTTCGTTAATAGCATTCAACTCAGTAACAATCTTTTCTTTACCAGATTCTATCTCTACAATTTGTGTGGTACTCTTTTCTACAATCTGAGCTTTATGCTCATCAGCAATTCCTTGTCTACAAGTAGGACAGTCATCGTGCGATGTAAAGAACTCAGCATCTTTCTTAATCTTAGCAAGCTTCAAATCCACTTGCCTTGAAATGTCTCTAATCTTTTCTAACTTAGACCTTACTTTGTCTTGATCGTCGATACTTTCAGATAGTGTAGTAATATCTTCACTGATTGTTGTTGCTTGACTGTTAGACTGCTCGATGTTGGTGTTCAGTGTTACAATCTGCTCTTGCTTCTGCTTAACAAGATCGTCATTGTTCTGTTTGAGAGATTCGATGTGCTTCTTATACATCTCAATCTTCTCAGCACTACCCTTGATCTTATAATCAACATCAGTCGCCTTGATTCTATTGTATGCAATCTTATCCTTTAGGATAGAATTCATAGTAGAGAAGATTTGAATATCAAGTAGGTCTTCTACAATCTCTCTACGATGTGAAGATGGCAATTGCATAAACGGAACAAATGATGCACTACCAAGAATAACAATCTGAGCAAACGACTTTTGGTTCAGCTTGAGAATCTGACTCTCCAACATCTCCTGATATTCTTTTGCGTCAGCATTCTGATCTATTAGTTGACCATCGCTATAGATTTCAAAAGTGTTAGGCTTAATTCCTCTAACAACTCTATATTCTTTACGGCCAACTCTAAACTCCAACTCAATAACCGTCCCCTTAGCGTTGACTGTATTAATCAGTTGGTTCTTATTAACTTTACGGAATGGCTTACCATACAAACCAAAACACAACGCATCAAGAATGGTAGACTTTCCAGCTCCATTCTCACCGACAATTAAAGTTGTCTTATGCTTGTCAAATACAATCTCAGTGAATGTATTGCCAGTGCTTAATAGGTTCTTCCATTTTATACTTTTAAAATATATCATCTATTATTCAACATTCAAGGCTTCATCATATAGGGTTCTTATTAAATTGTCAAGCCTTTGACGGTCACCCTGTATTTGCATTGTGTCCACATACTTGTTCAGTATTGTCAAAGTGTCCTCAGCTTCATTTACAATATCATCATCAGTCTCTAAGTCTAAATGAAAATGATCTTCGACAACTTGCATATCAAGTACGCCAGCCTTTTCCAACTTGTCGATGAACATATCAAACCAATGTGGGTTGATTTTATTACGAACAATTACTTTAACAATTGTTTGTTTGTATTGATTGAAATCTATTGATAGGACTTGTTCCATTGTCACGTTCTCATCATCATAATGAACTTTATGGAACATAACATTAGGATTAGGAACAAACGTCAATTCCTTTGTATCAGTATCAAGGATATGAAATCCCTTCTGATCGTTATAGTCTGACCAAGTTATCTCGTATGGGGTGCCTAGGTATTGAATGTTCTTATGGGAAGACTTGTGGTGGAAGTGACCTGATAACACCATTGGATGTCTAGCAAACACATCCATGTTGAGGCCTTCATCACATACAGATCCTCTATACATCTCAAATCCAGCAATCTCAAAATGTCCAATAATGATATCAGCATCAGTTGTATGAATAGCATCTAGACATTGCTTCTCATTATTCTGGCATATCCAAGGAACAAACAATATCTTGCAGTCTTCAAACTCTGCTTCCATTGCTTGCTCGTACACTCCTATATTACCATACTCTTTTAGTAATAGGGTGAGAGAGTTTACTTCATTTGTATTTTTATAGTATGTGTCGTGGTTACCAACAATCACGTGCATGGTGATTGAATTGTCGACCAGAGGATCAAAGAAGTAGTCGCGACAGGACTTCAACGTTTGAAAGTTAATGTACTTACGTCGATCGAACACATCGCCCAACTGAACAACGTCGGTAATGTTGTGTTCTTTTAGATACGGAAAGAAAGTTTCTTTATAGAACTTTTCAAAGAATTGATGAAAGTGAAGATTGTCATTACGAGCCCCAAAATGAGCATCACCTAATATCGCTATTTTCATAAAGTGTTAATTTGTTTAGTCCAATAAGGAGAAGATTTAAGCCAATTAAAATATTCAACAAATCCTTGCTCAACCGTTACTTTAGGATTATATCCAAAATCCGTACGCGCTGCTGTTATATCCAAAGCAGCTCTACTTGGGAAATCCTCATCTTTCTCTTCAACCTCGAGATGTCCTTTACCGACAATTTTTATTGCCAGCTGAGCTGCTTGTAGAAGCGTCGTGCTAGCTCCCTTGGTTATATTGTATGTCTTGTTGTTGGCTTCATTAGAATTAACAGCTGCTACAATACCATCAGCAGCATCAGCAACATATGTAAAATCGAGCATCTCGTTTTCTCCTTTTACTTTGAGTTGGCCTCCACGCATTGCCGTCAAAACAAATTTACTAATTACTCGATCCTCTACATCTAGTGGCCCATATACTGCGCTTGGACGAATGATTGTGTAATTGAAACAACCACGTCGGTGATAATCTTTAACAAGATCTTCTCCTGCAAGTTTCATAATGCCATATTGACCAATTGGATTACACTGCTCTTGTTCTTTGATTGTATGATTGAAATTTCCATACACCATACTTGAGCTAATATATACGAACTTTTTTACAGAGTTGGTATGAGCAATTTCTAAAAGATTAAGTAATCCTTCGACCATAACACGGGATCCCAACATGGGATTAACATTGACTACTTTTTGCCGAGGAAAGCTAGCCATATGAATAATACAATCAAACCGGTTCTTTTTAATTACATCCGACATTCGTACAAAGTCGCATATATCAGATATTATAATTTCAGAACGTGCTATTTTATTTTTACGCTCTTGTAAAAGATATTGCAATTCACTTTCCGGTATAATACCGTATGTTGTTTGATTATCTACTATTACAACTTCGTGACCTTGCTTTTCTAAACGATGGACGACGTTATGACCAATGAGACCAAGGCCTCCAGTGACAAGAATTTTCATATTATTTTGAATCGGGACTAATGTTTTCTTCTTCATCAAGGAAATTCTCGATTCCTTTTTTACGCTTCTTCTTTTTAGATAAAAGGTTATCTTCAAAAGTCTTAATGAAGTCAAACATATTTGTATTGTCTAAGTCAATATAGGAAGGGGTGAGGTCTTTCTCGTCGAACTCACTTTGCTCCATCAACTCATTCATAATCATACTGTTCTCAAAGCTCTTGTGCTTGATGTATAGTTGTTTCTTTTCTTTGAGGATCCGTCTTAGGAAAGCATAGTAGATGATTTGAGTAAAGTATGCAAACGGATTGGTAGACTTGAGAGGATCAAAATTGTCGATGTAGCAGATACAATTCTCTACACCATCGGAAATCATTTCTTCTCTATATGAGTAGTTGACAAAGTTAGGCTTCGTTGATAGCCTTCTTGCGATCATAAGAATACACTCCCCAATATAATTAGGGATGATCGGACGAGTTAGTCCTTTTTCTCTCGCATCTAAAACTTTTTCTCGATATTCAATTATACAAGCGTACAATTGCTTATTATCGACATAATGGGTTGCCATAAAATTCCTTACATAACAAAA